GTGTACTCAGTCAGCAGGCCTGAGCCCTTTTTGCTCAGCTGGAAGTCGATCTCAAGCATGTTCTCGAAATCTTCCATTTGGGAGATCGAGTCAAGCTCTTTCATGATTGACTTTTGCGTTGCGGAGAAGACCTGAACGCTGCCCGAGTCGTAGTTGTAGACCGGGACTGCTATTGCGAACTTCACGTCCGCGCTGCCGGGGCCGCCACGGCCTTCGCGGGGTTCGAAGTCGCCCATCTCGGCCTTGATGTCCACGTAGGTGGGCTCGTAGTCAAAGCGGAAGGGCTTCGACTGGCCTTCAGGTGAGGTGCCCCAGGACTCGTAGAACTCCAGGGGCTGATCAGTGAGAAGTGCAAAGCGGACACTGCCGCCGTCTGTCAGTTTTGATGGGTTGAGATAGCCGCCGCCCGTGCCGCTGCTATTGACACTCGCGGATGCCTGCTTGGAAAGAAATCCCATTGCTGTAGGTGTGTTTGGTGTGGTCGCCCTAGGGCAACGGGTTACACATTAACACCATCTTGACCGGATGCGTACCATGGGAAAACGCCCCAGCTGCAAGGGTTCTGGGGCGAAACCACAATCCCAAAAGGAGTCTAACGTGCCACATAACAAGACACAAGAGCTGCTGAGCTTTGTTCGGCAGTTGCCTGTGGGTATGGCGTATGCACCTATCTACGCCAAGAAGTATGCGATCCAGTCCGGGAAAATCTCGAAGGGCAAGACGCCGTTAGAGCGCAGCCACCACCAGGTGATGACGCCCTCTGATGTGGCCCTTCAGATCGAGCGCAGGCCTGATGTGTTCCAGGCGGTTGGGGTGTTCACCGGCGGTCGCAGCATGGGGCTTGTGATTCTTGACGTGGATCGCAATCTCAGCCGTCTCAAGAAAAAATGGGGAGACTCGCTTGAGGGTGCTCCAGTCGTCACTTCGACTAAGGCCAATGCCGCTAAGTACCTCTTTCGCGTCCCTGAGGCCCTGTGGGGCTCGGTAAGGGGTTTTGGGCTGTCAGATACCGGAGCTGGTTACGAGGTGCTCTGGGGCCGTCAGGGGCTCATCTACGGGGCTTATCCCGGCTCCAGTGATGGGAAGGCTCCAGAGGGCTACTACGGCTTTGAAGGCGACCTGGAGGCGATTCCTGACGCCCCTGAATGGTTGCTGGCCGAGATGCGGGATCACGCCGGTAAGGAGATCCAGGACGGTGGCTTCATCAAGAACCGCAGTGCTCTGGATTTCTCGGATCGGGATCCAGCTGAGGTTGCTGAGATCGTTCAGTCGGCTCTGCGTGTTATTCCCGGGCAGGGGGCTGGTAGCAGGGACCACTGGGTCAAGGTGGGGATGGCGATCCACTCGGAGTTGCCCACTGATGCAGGACTAACCCTTTGGTCCACTTGGTCCGCAGAAGACCCGGAGTTTTCACACGAGTGGGCAGACGGCAATCCCTGTGAGGAGGTCTGGAAGTCCTTTCGCAAAGGGCCGGTCAGCCTTGGCACGCTCTTCTGGATGGCGGACCAGCAGATGCCCGCTCGAATGTGGCTTTCTGAGGATCTGCGCAAGGTTGTTGAAAAGGTTGAAGCCGAAAACACCACCCTCAGGATTCGGCAGGTACAGATCAGCTTTCCTGAACTGATTAAACGGGCGAAAGAGATCCAGCAGATTAAAAACCCGGCTGAAGCTGGGCACGCCATGAACGTGCTGGCACTAGAAGGCGGTTATCGGGACGCTGGTGCGCTGGAGCGGTTGCTGATCGCCCAAATGCAGTTCGAGCAGCAAGATGACGAGATGGCTATGGACAGCTTGCTTAACAAGGACCTCAAGTTCGAGTACCTCATTCCTGATCTACTGCCTTGCCCAGGCACCGTGATGATTCACGGCGCTGGTGGTGATGGCAAATCCATGTCCGCTTGGACTATCGCCAAGCATGTTGCCCGTGGCATTCCGTTCTCTGTCCGGGGTGATCTCGTTCCAGTTGAAGCCGGTCCCGTTCTGATCCTTAACGGCGACCAATCCGAGGTGCAGGTTCAGCAGCAGCTTCGGGACCTTGAGTTCCAGGCGTCAGATCCAGTGACGGTGGTGATGGGATGGGACCTGAACTGGTACTACCGCTTCGTCAAGTTGATTGAGAAGCACCAGCCCAAGCTCGTGATTATCGACTCGATTACCGGCTGCAGCAGGGGTTCCGCGTTCGACGAAAACAAGAAGGAGTTTGCGAGCCCGATCTACTGGCTTGCTAACAACAACGGGCGTTTATTTCCGGCCTGCACCATCCTGCTGATCCACCACGCCAACAAAACTGGTGGGTTCCGGGGCAGCACCGCTATCCGTGACGCTGTGGATGAAGTGTGGGGACTGCGGCGGCCCGACAAAAAGCAGGTTGAGCAGACCGGCTACAACGCCCGACTCATCACCGTCGAAAAATCCAGAGCTGGGCGGGATGGCTCCAAGTTGCTGATGAAACTGGAAAGCGACCTCACCTTCTCCCTTGCCGACTACGTGCAGCTGGATGCTGACAGCGCCAGTCCCGCTTCAATCGTTGATCGGGTGCTCCAACGCCTTAGAGCTTCGTATCCGCGCTCTCTAAGCCGCTCTGACCTTGCTGCGGACGCGTTGTGCGGTGGAAGTGTGGCCGCTATCGGCAAGGCGCTCCAGAGGCTTGTTTCGCGGGGGTTGATTGAGGTGGTCGGTCAGACCTCCACTGGTGCCAGGCCTTCCAATTTGTACCAGGCTGTTCTCTCGCGTGATATGTGTGTGTATAAGTGTCCTAAATTGGGAAAACCCAGTCAGGGACTGGAAAGTAAAAAAGGACAGCCCCTAAGCGTGTCCTCTTTTGATGAGGAGACTGGAGCAAAAGAGGACACCCCTACCCCGTGTCCCGATTTACTTCCCAGTCATACCAAGGGTTCTGACATAAACGGACAGGTTTTTGAACCCTCCCCAAGGGAAGAACGCACTTCTGAAGAGATAGACCGGCTTATGGAGGAAGCCGCACGGATGTGGGACTGATGGGCCAGTTCACCACGCCTAACTTTTTCCTAGCGCTGCTTCGTGCAGGCGCCTGGATGTTCTGGAGGAAACCCGTGGCTAAGTCCGAACCACCCGCGCCCAAGCGGCCCAGGCGGCCCGTGTTCTGCTACAACGTCGGCGACATTCCCTACGAGCTGTTCGCGGTAATACGCGTTGCCTGGTATCGCAAGGGTTTGGCCTACGAGGTGGAGGAGTACAAGATCGAGGAGTCGGATGACGCCTCCGGTCAGTTCCGCTACATCGTTGGCACGGCACTTCGCCAAGGCGCTGACGTTTGCGTCCTCACGCAGTACAAACCAGAAGCCCTTGGTGTGCAAGAGTAGAATCTGATGCGATAGAGCCCAAGCCTCTGTGCGTCTTAGAGGCGTCTCACGCTTGGGCCATCCATCCCAAATCCACTGGTACGACTAGCTTTCGTACCTAACATAAAAACTTTTATGTAATGACTCCGCAACACCCGATTACTCCGCCTAACTCGTTGATCAATGAGTGGGCTCGCCCTGGGCTCAAATGCTCTGAAGGCTTGATTAAAGCCGCCCGATGGGGTGCAGATCAGGAGCTTGAAGCGTGCCTTTGTGAAGTCAGCTTCCTCAACAGTCAGGCGCTGGCTGATCGAGTTCGTGAAGCTCGTCGCCCGAAACCCTTGAGTTTGAAGCGGCAGGCGCTGCAAGCACTTGGTAGGTTCTCCGCCAGTGCCCACACAACGGCCGACGAGATGACGGCCGATTTTGAGTTGCTACGCCAAGTAGTGGGGCAGCTCGATGACTGACTTTCGTGAGCTGTGCGCCAGAATTGAGACACTTGAGGCTGCAGCTCAAAAACACATCGTCGAAACCAGCGTCAATATTCTGGCTCTTGCGAGCCGGATCGAGGCTTTGGAGTCGGCTAAACGCCAATCATCAAAAGTTTTAGATCTTAGTGACTTGCCGCAGTGGACGCCGGAACAAGTGCAGAAATTAAAAGATCTACTTTGCAATCTACCGCAATCACCTAGGACTCAATGAGTAGACGCAAACTTGGGGGTTACTCTTTCGCATTAAAAAGCGGCAGGATGCAACCCCCGCCGCTCTTGCAACTGGATCTCGCTCCAGTCGCTTTGCTGCTTTCTGATCAGCTCCAGCACTGTAGCACATGGTATGGTGGTAGGGCAGCGGTGCGCTAACACCCTGCCCAATGACCAACCTGAGGAAACAGGCTGATGGATCAGAGCTTAAACAACGCCCCCGGCTTCACGCCACCGCCGGAGCTGGTGGAGCAGTGGTTTGACGAAGCAAACACTGAAGAGACCATGGCGGATGTCAAGGAGGCTTTCGCCACCCGCGCCGCCCAATGGGGAGCCGACCAAGAGCTGGAGGCGTGCTGCTACTACTTCACTCGTGATCTTCGGGAAAGTCTTGCGGATGAACTCCGCGCCCACCGCCGCCCCAAGCCGAAGAGCTTGAAGGAGCAGGCGCTAGCGCAGTTAGACCTGATGACTCAACGAGCCTATGCGTGCAACTTTGCTGGATTTCAAGCTGACGCCATCCGCCGCGCCCTGGAGGCCCTGCCCGATGACTGACTTCCGTGCGCTGTGCGCTGAACTTCACGCCGCTTTTAACACATACGCTGTTGATGAGGCGCACCACGACTTGCTTGTACGCGCCCGCGCCGCCCTGGCCCAGCCCGAGCCGCAGGGGCCGACGGATGAGGAGCTGCTGGAGCTGATGCCCGAAACCATGCGGGATGAGCTCAGCTATGCGGCCAAGGTCTGCAGCGACGCGACTGGCGGCCAGGTCAAGCCCGGCATCTTTCGCGTCTGCCTGAATCACTCAGCACTGGAATACGCCCGTGCTGTCCTTGCTCGCCGGGGGAGCCAATGACTGACCTCTCCCCCGCCGCGAAGGCGGTGCTTGATGCTGCCAACGGTGCTCAATGTTATGGCCCCGACGACTGCCTCAATGAATCTCGCTGGATTGCTGCCGCTGTCCTGCGAGCTGCTGCGGATCAGGTGGTGCCGGAAATGGTCAACGCTGTTGGCGACGAACACGACAACGCCCGCCGTGAGCAGTGGATTCGCATTCGGTGCAAATTCCTCTCCCTTGCCGCCGAGCTTGAAGGCGCAGGCTTTGCAGGAGTTAAAAACGGCTTGCAAAACTTATGATCTTTCATTGGTAAATCTTGACACCATCCGCCGCGCACTGGAGCAGCTCGATGACTGATCGCGTTCCAGATTTTGGAGAGACAGTGCTGCCGCCTGATGGTGCGGTGGAGCTTGAGGCCGACGAGAAAGACGGTCCCAGCGATTTCGAGCTGTGCAAGGTTTACAGGGAGGCGTACTTCGCCCACCCGATCCGCCAAGGTCCGTATGCGCAGGCGGCAGGGTTGCGTGCTGTGCTGGCGCGTTACGGCAAATAGGTGGCCGGTGGCTGGTCCTCACGCGGTGCCAACCTCGCCGCAGCCGGGCGCTACGGACGCTGAGTCTTTTTGAAAAAACTCGCCGCGACCCTAGCGCCAGCGATTGTGAAGTTGTGCAACAGCTCGGCCTTGCGGTCGGGCTGTTTCTGTGCAACACTAAGGGCAAGCCCGACAAGGGCTGCCCTTTTACTCAATCAAAATGGCAACTACAACTCCAGTCGACAACAGCAAACTCAACCCTTGGCGCTTCGGTGTCAACTGGGCCACCATGGTCATGAAAGACCGCATAAGGAAGCTCGAGAAGGAAGGCTTGGACGCGACTTACGACAAAAAACAGCTGGAGTACCTAGAGGATCTTGAACAGTTCCTTAAAATGTCCTGGGATATCTGGCTGCATGAAATGGAGGGCAGGGCTGCTTCTATGCGGGAGCAGCTGAATGCAATGGAGAGCAGGGTTGCTTGTATCCGGGAGCAGGCTTCCAAATGACGGTACTTTCCATTGAAGAACTCCGTTTTGAAGGAGACTATCTTCTTGTCGATGCCGTTGTTGACGAGATGGTTCCAGTCCGTGCGGCGACAAGTCTTGAGCCGGCAGAGTGGGGGCCTGCCTTGTGCCGAGGCACCCTCTACTTTTCAGATGAGGACTTGATTCCGGCGACCGATGCCCAATTCCGAAGGATGCTCACCGAAAGAATCGACGACTGGAATCCCATCGACGATTTCTGATCCTCGCAACGACGAGGACTACGACACCTTCGAGTACGGCACAGAGCCGATACCCGGCGACACCCAATGGGCCAAGCAATAGCCTGGCCCTTACCTACACACACAAATCATGGACTACGACTCGTACTACAAGGAATCACGCGGCTACAACTGGCACGACATGATGGAGATGCGCACTGCGCGGTCCGGCTTAGGTCGCTCCAGCAGCGAAGAGGTGCCGGACGTGTTCAAGCACCGCTTTGCCGACAGGGCGGCATACGATGCTTGGGTTGCACAAAAACGCAAACTGTATTTCGGATGACTCAACCTCAAGGCCTGCCCTTCTACAGGTCCTACTTGCTCAACAAAACCGTCAGCCTCTCTGAGGTGCCCGACTTGTCTGACTCGGACCTGAAAATGCTCAACATCGAAACCATGGAAGCGCTTGAGGGTGCTCGCCATGACTACAACGCGATCCAGAACAAGCAGTCGGATGAGGCAGGCTCTGTCTACCGCCGCTTGAAGGTGGCTGGTTATTTCCAAGCAGCTATCAAGATCGAGCTAGAGCAGGCTTGACTTCTCTACTACACTGCTGGGGACTTAAACCATGAACATGCACATTCTCTCTGAATCTCAGTTTGAGAAAATCATCACAGCTCTGGACGACGCACGCTTTGTCTTGGATACGTGCCAGCACGTGGAGCTGGATCTCAGTAAGCCCAGGCAGACCATCCCCCTGCCCACTGGGGAAGAACTTGTACGCACAACTGACGTACACAAGCCGAAGTCTCAAAGTAAGGCTCGTAAGACTCGCCGTGGTAAGCGCGGTGTTGCTGTTTTGACTGAGGCAAAGGTGCTTGAGATCAAGCGCCAGCTGGCTGCAGGCGGTAAGTCTGTGGCGAGCATTGCCCGTGATTTCGGCGTCCACATCACCACCATCAACTGCATCAAGTGGGGTAAGACCTGGAAGCACGTAAGCATCCACCAGGAGTCCACTCCTGTTGAGGTGCACGGGTGATACTTCCAGACATCGAGATCCTGTCGCTTACGCGCTTGGGTCTGGTCACACCGTTTGATCCAGAGCTACTGAATCCGGCAAGTCTTGATGTTCGGCTTGGTGAAAACCTGCTGGTAGAGCGTGAAGAGAATCCTTCACTGGAGCCCTACTCCATTGCTAGGTACACGAAGGAGAACCCTTTCATGCTCTATCCGCATGAGTTCGTACTCGCTGAGACGTTTGAGGAGTTCCAGCTGCCTGACTGTATTGCCGGGCAGCTTGCTCTCAAGTCCAGTAGGGCTAGGGAGGGTATCGAACATCTTCTTGCTGGATACATAGATCCTGGTTATGTCGGAAGACTAACTCTGGAACTACAAAATGCGCGTATGTTTCACCCGGTCTACCTATGGCCGGGTATGCGTATTGCGCAGATTGTTTTCCATAAGCTTTCGATGCTCCCTGCAAAGGATTACTCCGTTACAGGTAGGTATCAGGGCGACAAAACTGTTCAAGCATCTAAAGGATGACCGACAACGTTAATCACCCCAGTCACTACACCTCAGGCAAAGTTGAGGTCATCGACACTATTGAGGATTGGGTGCGGGCTGCACCTGATCCGGTCGTTGGTGGTCTTCACTGGCAGGTAATCAAGTACATCAGCAGGGCTTGGCTTAAGAAAGATCCCTACGAGGACTTCTGCAAAGCCCGCTGGTACTTGACTCGACTGATTAACACTTTGGCTACAGAGGCATACCAAGAAAAATGAAGCACTGGAATGACTAACTGCAGTCACCTCTTTCGAGAAATCACCAACACGCACAAATGGGCAAATGGCCTGCCTTACCGCACTTACTGGGCTAAATGCAAATTTTGTAATCACAAATGGAAGGTCTATGTTGACACTGAAAAACGGCAAGAAGTTGAGTTGCCCCAGTCGATGATGCGGAAGCGCAGGCTTGATGAGTCTGCCGTTAGGAGAGTCTTACTGGATGAACGGTCTTACAGTCAGATTGCAAAAGATAACGGAATTACTCATCAAGCAGTTAGCGAGATAAAGCTAGGTAAGTCTTACAAATACTTCTGTAAAGATATACCTAGGAAAGCGCCACGCTCACAGAAGAAGTGTACTAACTGTGAGCACTGGTGGAAGGGTAAGTGTGGTTTGTCTGTGCCAGAAGCCGGTGGCTGTTTTGCTGCGGACTGCTCGTTCTATAGCCACTATGGGACATCTGTGATACAGTAAGCGGGCATTGCCCAACCAGGCTT